AAAGAGGAATTAAACGTTGAAAGATTCAGATAATTATTACAGCTCACTGCGCTGGCGTAAATCAGATGGCAGCAGGGCTTACAGCAATATCAAGAGCGCACAAAACGCGGTTAATTTATGGTTAGTTCTATATGGGGCGAGTAATAAGAAGGTTACGCTATGAATAAGATTTTATTTGGCTTATCAATCGCATTGATGGCTGTATCTGTAAATGCTCAAAACACTTACACAAGACACGGTAACACTGTCTATGATGACAATGGCAATACTTACACGAGTTATGGTAGCACCACCTACAGCAGTAATGGCGAGACTTCATCAAGGTATGGGAATACTGACTATCATAGTGATGGCTCAACTAGCACACGTTACGGTAATACAACCTACAATAGCGATGGCTCTACAAGTACAAGGTATGGCAATACAATTTATTTTGATAATGGTAATACTTGCACAAAGTATGGTAACTCTTGGAGCTGTGACCAATGAGCAATAAAAAAGACATTAAGCTTCAGGCAATAGCTTTGCATAACGCCAATTACCAGGCCGCTAAAATTGCAGAGATTCAAGAGGCAAAGATCAAGGAAGGCATCAAGAAAATTATTGAGGATAGTAAGAGTGACAGATAAAGAGGATTATTTTAAAAAGAAAAATGAGCTATTAGCCAGAAAGCTTGATGAAGTAAAGCAAGAGATTGACGGCTACAAAAATAAAGCTGAAAAGGCTAGAATAGAGGCTGATGAATTAAGGGAGACTTTTGAGTTTATTGATATTCTGATTAAAAGAAATAACTGCAATTTAACAGATTTGATTAACAAGGCATCAGCAAGAAATAGCACTTTTGAGGATACGGTTAATAGTGCTATGTATGAGTTTAGTATCATGATGCAAAGTGATGAATGGTAAAGGCGCTAAATAGGCGCTTTTTTTATGCGTGTAATTTGCTATTATTACCGTATATAACGGGAAATATAACGGAAAAATGCCTCAATTCGACCAGAAGAATCAGCCAAAGAAACGCAAGCCCAGAGGTAAGTCGAAAGTGACTCACATCATTGCTGCGTTAAAGAATAACTCATCTAGCGAGCAAGACTTCTGGGATAAGCTGGTTCGTAAAGCTTTGTTTGGTGGTAGTGATGGCGATGGCGATGCAGTAGCTCAGAAGGAGGTTGCTAGTCGATTAATGCCGATGACCAAGCAGACCCTACCTATATTTGATTTTAACATATCAGATAAGCAGACTAAGTTAGAAAAGGCTGACGCTATTATTGAAGCTATCGGAGTGGGTACTATTCCTGTTGATGTTGGCAAGATATTCATGGATATAATCAAAGACGCTGCGAGCATAGAAGAGCTTGAAGTGTTGGCTGAGAAGGTTGAAAAGCTAGAGAGGCTCTATGAGCAAAGCATTAGCCAAGAAGATTGATGAGCTAGAGGGTAAGCTATCAACATCTAGCGGCTCTAAGGTATCGCAGGTTATAGGTATATTTAAAGCGGGCATTGGTCACACTCATTCAATTAAGTGCGTATCAGGTCAGTGGGTTTCTACAGATGAGCAATACACTGTAACTGTACCCGATAAGCTTGAACCACTACTCACAAGGCCAAAACGATTCAACATTATTGTTGGTGGTCGAGGTTCAGGTAAATCATTATCTATTGCTACGATAGAGGCAGAGCGCATTGATTCGCTAGGTATTAAGGTTGGCTGCTTTCGTGAATTCCAAAACTCTATAGAAGATTCTGTATTCTCTCTTATTCAAAACCAAGTCAATAAGATAGGGTTAGAAGGGTTTAGCTATCCAAACTCATCAGTGAGACATAAAAACGGTGGTGGCGCAAAGTTTAGAGGATTAGCGCGAAACCCTGAAAGTATGAAGTCTATGGATGGATTTAAAGACTTTTGGGTAGAGGAGGCTCAAACAATATCAAGTAACTCACTCAAACTATTAACACCAACAATGAGGGCGAAGGGTGGCAGATTAATATTCAGTGCTAACCCTGCATCAAGTGAAGATGCTTTCAGCAAAAGGTTTATAGTTCCATTCAAGGCCGAGCTTGATAGAGATGGAGTCTATGAGGATGATTTGCACTTAGTTATTGTAATGAATCACTCAGACAATTACTGGTTTCCTGAAGAGTTAGAGCAAGAAAGGCAATGGGATTATAGAAACCTACCAAGGGCAATGTATGACCATATTTGGGAGGGTGATTTTAATGATAGTGTTGAGAATGCTATTATTCCGACTGAGTGGTTTGATGCTTGTGTAGATTCACACATTAAACTTAACTTTAAAGCTCAAGGCGCTGAGGTGGTATTCCATGACCCTAGTGATACTGGTGCTGATGCTAAAGGCTTGGCTCATAGGCATGGCTCAGTATTTATTGACGTTCTTGAGAAAGATACAGGTGACAGCAACGAGGGCATGGATTGGGCTTTAGACTATGCTTTAGGTGCTAAGGCTGATTACTTTGGCTGGGATTGTGACGGACTAGGCGCAGCTTTGAAACGCCAGGTAACTAAATCTCTTGAGGATACACGCATAGAGGCAATCATGTTCAAGGGTTCAGAGTCTCCATTTCAGCCTGAGGCTATTTATGACAATGATAATAATATCTCAGTTAGACATGCAAAGAAGAACAATGAAATTTTTAGAAATAAACGCAGTCAATGCTATGCTCGTTTACAGAGTAGGGTTTATGCAACTTACAGAGCTGTTATACATGGCGAGTATGTTGACCCTGATGAGATGATTAGTTTTAGCTCAAAGATTAAAGCAATCGGTAAGCTAAGAAGTGAGGTTTGCCGATTACCATTGAAAGAGAATGGGAACGGTTACTACCAGATAATGACAAAGAAGGAAATGGCAAGCCATAAGCCGCCTATACCTTCACCAAACATGGCAGATTCAGTTATGATGTGTTTAGCTGACTTAAAGCCTAAAGTTAAAGAGGCTGAGCCTATAATGATACCAACTACGAGTTCATGGTGATGAAAGACGTTTACGAGAATTTAAATGATTTTAACAGGGCATGGACTCAGACAGTTGAGCAGCGTGACAAGTCTATAGAAGATAGGAAGTTTGTTGATGTTGATGGCGCTCAATGGGATGGTGCGTGTGGTGATGCTTTTGAGAATAAGCCTAAGCTTGTATTTGACAAGATAACGCGTGAGATAAACAGGATTATAGGCGAGTATTCAGCTAATCCTATATCTGTTAATTATCTACCCGATGATGAGGATAGCGAAAGGCGCGTAGCTAATATCCTAAATGACAGGTTTAGAAGTGACTCAAGACGAAGCGATGGTGAAGAGGCTACTGATACAGCATTTCAGGAGGCTGTTAAAGGTGGTTTTGGTGCGTTTAGGCTATCGGCTCAGTATGAGAACGATGAAAACCCAGACTTCAATAAGCAGTTTGTACGCTTTGATGCTATCCAAGGCGCTGATACTGTAGTCATATGGGATGCAGACGCGAGAAAATTTGATAAATCAGACGCTAAAAAGTGTTGGGTGCTTACTGAATTTACACGCCATGCCTTTGATAAAGAATACCCTAACTGCTCGCCTTTCTCAGATGCAGATTTACCTAGCATTGGTAATTATGAATTTGATTGGTTTGCTGATGACGTAGTTTATGTTGCAGAGTTTTACGAGATCGTTGAAAGCTTCGAGACTAGATTAGTCTTTGAATCGCCAGCGGGTGAAATCATTAAGATTAATAAATCTGAAGTGGGTGATGACCCTGTAATGATGGAGGAAGTGGCAGAATATACCCAGCTAACAACCGAGCGAATCAAAAAGCGCAAGATAATGAAATCGTTGATATGTGGCGATAAATACATAGATAAGCCTGAAAGAATACCTGGCTCATTCATTCCTATTATTCCTTGCTATGGCTATCGTTCTTATATTAAGGGTAAAGAATACTATATGGGTGAGGTGCGTAAACAACGTGACCGCCAAACATTCAATAACATGGCTATCTCTAACCTTGCTGAGATAATGACTGAAAGCCAGAAAGAGAAGGATATATTTGCGCCTGAGCAGATTACGCCTGATATTGCTAAAATGTGGGCTGATAACAACGTCAAAAACTATCCCTACATGCTCGCCAAGCCAATTCGTGACGGTGAGGGCAACGTAAAGCACTTAGGGGCGATTGGTAAGACTTCAGCACCACAAGTACCACCAACAATAATCGCAGCTCTACAGACGATAAACCAAGACTTAGCAGAAGAGCTAGGCACTGGCGAGGTGACTATTCCCTCGAATACATCAGGCGCAGCTATTCAACAGGTACAAAATCGTGCTGATATGTCTTATTTCATACTTATTCATAATATGCGCAAGTCTATGAAGTATTGTGGCCGCGTTTATATGTCTATTGCTAAAGAGATTTATGGCGGTGTGGCTCGCTCACTCAGAACGCTAAGCGAGGATGGCAGTGTAAACAATATCAAGCTTATGGATATGAAGTTTACTGATGGATTACCGACTATTCAGAATGATTTATCCAAAGGAAGCTTTGAAGTTATTGTTGAAACAGGCGCAAGCTACAGCAGCAAGTTAGAGGCCGAGCGAGCTACGCTATCAAGTATGCTTCAATCAACAGACTCTAATAACCCGATGTATAACCTAATACTCGCTCAGACCATGCAGAAGATTGATGGCAGTGGTGGCGATAGTATTCGCAAGGTTGCAAGGTATCAAGAGCTTAATATGCTGCTTAGTATGTCGCCAAGCTTGATAGACCCTGAAACTCTTAATGACCAAGAGCGTGAGTATGTAATGGAAATGATGCAGGCTCAGCAGGCACAAGAGGGGCAAACTGACCCAATGGCTCAACTGGTACAAGCTCAGATTGAGATTGAAGCTCAGAAGAATCAACTTGAGGCTCAAAAGAATGACTTATCAGCGCAGAAAGAAGCATTCGAGCTACAACTTGACCAAGTAAGCACACAGGCCGATGTTGTTTATAAAGATGCTCAGGCTCGTAAGCTTAACGCAGAGGCAGAGGCTCAAGAGATTGAGAACGATGCTACTGAGAGCGGATTACTTGAGCTGGCTCAAAATATTAACGAGGCTGAATGATGGGTACGCTTAAAAAGACTTTAGAGCTGGCAAATAGTGTTAATAAAAAGCTTGATAAGAAAAAGCAAGACAAATTGCAGTTTATACACAACACAAGGCCTGAAAATATAGGTAGGTATGAAGATATTGGCGGCTTGCCTATGCCTTCAGTAGCGGTCACAAAAGAAAATCTGCCTTTTGATAGCTTTGGTGATATTTCTCTAATTGGTAAGCCTGAGAGCTTTGACCCAAAAGCAAACAGAGCAAACAAGGCTTATAGTGCAGATGCTTACACGGCAAGAGCGCCTTCGCCTGTAAGGGTGGCAAATAAAAAAGCTGGTAAGAAGTTTCAGAATGAGCTTGAAGATAAGCTTAAATCACTAGGTTCATACACTAGCGAAACTGCTAGCAATATATGGGATTTAGAGAAAAAAGGTGATGCTTCAGAGAGCACATTTAATCAAGTGCAAAGATTCTTTGATAATGATAAGGGTGTTGATGCCTTATTTCTTGAGAGTAAA